ATGGATAGCCCACGGCCTCTCACCATTCCTGATTATTGCTCTGCATTTGGGTTTGCAATTTCTGAGGTTAAGATACCATGCCTATTCTGTAACTATTATATGTCTTTGCAGGATGTTGGTAATTTTGATCTTAAGGGCTTGCAGCTTGTGTGGAAAACTGACTATTGCTATGGTGTATGTACTCCTTGCTTGAGGGCCACAGCTAAATACGAGGAGGAAAATTATCATCAATGTTCTGTGGGTCCTTTGTGGGTTGAAACGCTCGCTGAAAAATCTTTGCTAAGCCTATGTATACGTTGCTTGCTGTGCCTTAAATTGTTGGATTGTGCAGAAAAATATCAGCACATTCCTTTACGAGAGCCTTTTCATTTGGTGCGTGGACAGTGGAGAGGGTATTGTAGGTGGTGCATTAGAAAGGAATAACAATGAGGAGTAATGCTCCTAATACCCAAAACCTTAATTTGGACATAGCAGATCTAGTTTTACCTGCTAATTTAATAAGTGATGAGACTTTGTCATCAGATGAAGAGGTGGAGTCCCTCCCTTCATTTAGTATAGACACCTTTTGTGCCTCGTGTCACGCTGCCCTAAGATTATTTGTGCAAAGTTCTAACGAGACTGTGCGAGCCCTGCAAAGACTATTCCTGGAGGATTTGTCTGTTTTGTGCACGACGTGTGGCAGAGAACGAGCGCGCCATGGAAGACGCTAAAGGTACTGATAATTCTTTAGAAGGATGTAGTGGTTGGTACATAGTTTCTGAAGCAGAGTGCCAGGACAGTATAGACACTCTGGAGCCGTTTGAAGAGGCATTTGAATGTAGCACAGATTCAAATATTTCTTGTTTACTAGACGATTTTGATGAAACGGACGAGGGGAATCCCCTGGCACTGTACAATAAGCAGATTACAGAGGAGTGTGATAGAGCAATAGAACATCTAAAACGAAAGTACCTGAGCCCCAGTCCAAAGCAAGAAAAATTGCCAGATCTCAGTCCGAGGCTGGCGTCCGTGTCTATCTCATCTGAAAAGAACAGTAAAAGACGATTGTTATTTGAGGACAGTGGAATTAGCCTTGCTGAAAATGAAGCTGAAGATAATGCTGAGGCACAGGTAGCTTCGGGAAATAACAGCGGGGTGCAGGAACTTCTGCAAAGCAGTAATCAAAGGGCTACAGCTTTGTATAAGTTCAAAGACACATTTGGGGTGTCATTTTGTGAACTGACTAGAAGCTTTAAAAGCAACAAATCTTGCTGTCCGGGGTGGGTTGTAGCAGTGTTTTATGCTGCTGAGGAGCTTATTGAAGCCTCCAAGACACAATTGCAGCAGCATTGCGAGTACCTGCAGGTGATTGCTGAAACATTTCATGCATTGTATTTGCTGCAATTTAAAAATATCAAAAGTAGAGAAACTGTGCAAAATCTGTTCTGTTCATTGTTAAATGTTAAGGAATGCCAATTGCTATGTGAACCACCAAAAATTCGAAGTGTGCCGGTAGCATTGTTCTTTTATAAAAAAAGTTTGAGTAATGTATCATTTACAATGGGGCCAATGCCTGAATGGATGGCAAGAAATACATTGATTAACCACCAAGGGGCTGCGGTACCGGAATCATTTGAGCTATGTCAAATGGTCCAGTGGGCACTAGACAACAATCTGACCGAGGAGCCAGAAATAGCATTTAAATATGCGCAGTATGCAGAGGAGGACAGAAATGCCAGTGCATGGTTAAAAAGTAACAATCAGGCCAAATATGTAAGGGATTGTGCATATATGGTAAAAATGTATATGAGGCAGCAAATGCGGGAAATGAGTATGTCGGACTGGATATGGAAACGGTGCAATGAAATACCGGGGGAGGGAGACTGGAAGCCTATAGCAATGTTATTAAAATATCAGGGAATAACCCTGCTGTCATTTCTAACTGCACTAAGATTCTTTCTGAAGGGGCAGCCAAAAAAAAACTGTATTGTGTTTGAGGGTCCCCCAGATACGGGGAAGTCATACCTGTGCTATTCAATGATAAAGTTTTTTAAGGGAAAGGTAGCATCCTATATGAACAGCAGAAGTCAATTCTGGCTGCAGCCATTTATAGATACAAAGCTAGGATTTATAGATGATGCTACCTCCCAGTGCTGGTCATTTATGGATGTATATATGAGAAATGCACTAGATGGGAATTACATTTCAGTAGATAGCAAACACAAGGCACCAATGCAACTAAAACTACCTCCCCTATTGGTAACCACAAATGTAGAGGTTATGAAGGAACCCATGTACAAATATTTACACAGCAGACTAACATGCTTTTCATTTCCACGCAAACTTCCTTTAAAGGAAGATGGTACCCCTGTGTATGAAATAACTGACGTAGCTTGGAAATGTTTTTTTAGAAAGCTATACAAACAGTTAGACCTGACCCCAGAAGACGAAGGAGATGGAGACACTGACAGAGCGCTTCGAGACTGTGCAGGAGGCTCTCCTGAAACTCTATGAATCTGAGGCGACCGATATCGATACACAAATAGAGCATTGGAACCTAATTAGAAAAGAGAACATATTATTGCATTATGCCAGAAAAAATGGAGTGTCCAAGCTAGGCTTGCACACTGTTCCCCAGCTAACAGTGTCAGAACACAATGCTAAGCAAGCAATTAAAATGGTGTTATTACTGCAAAAACTAAAGGACTCTGAATATGGTAAAGAAAGATGGACACTGACAGACACTAGTCTTGAACTGTTTAATACACCTCCCAAAAACTGCCTGAAAAAAGGTGGCTTCACAGTAGATGTGTTGTATGATAATGAAGAAAGTAAAAGGTTTCCATACACAGCATGGACATATATATATTACCTAAATGACAATGATGAATGGGAGAAAGTGCCAGGGAAAGCGGACTATTATGGACTATATTATGAAGAGTCAGGGCACAAAAGATATTACAGTAAATTTGAGGAAGATGCAGCACAATATGGACAAACAGGCATATGGGAGGTTAGATATAAAAACAATATTATTTCTGCTCCTGTTACCAGCTCTACAAAAGCGCCTGGGTCTGGGTCCGCGGCGGGGGTCCCTGCTCGTCCCACCGGACACACCGAGACCGACGCGCAGACTAGAGGGGGACGGAGGAAGGTACACTTTGCACCTAGAGGGTGCACGCCGAGCACTAACCTTTCCTCCCCCCTCCGAGAAGAGGCTAAAAGGCCTAGAGGAGGAAGAGTGGGACGAGGAGGACAACAACGGGGACAAGGAGAACAGGGACCCCCACAACGAGGAGAATCCCCCAGCAGCAAACGAAGGCGCATCGACATCCCAGACTCCTCAACCGGACGACCTACTTTCCCATCTCCTAGCGAAGTTGGGTCGCGACATAGATCAGTTGAAGGAGGCCATCGATCACGACTTCAGCAACTACAAGACGAAGCTAGGGATCCGCCAGTCGTGATTATAAAGGGTATTCCTAATATATTGAAATGTTGGAGAAACAGGACTAAACAGAAAAATAGTAGGCTGTTTACATGTATAAGCAGTGTGTTTACATGGAAAGATGATGATGACAATGCATGTACCGGGAGCGGTGCAAAGGGTAGAATGCTAGTTGCTTTTGATACTACACGACAGAGGGACATTTTTCTAAAAACTGTGCATTTGCCAAAGGGGACTTCATACGACATAGGGAGCCTGGGGAGCTTGTAGCCAGCATGCATCGGGCAAAGCGCGTGAAGCGGGACTCTGTACAGAATATATACAATCAATGTAAAATATCTGGTAATTGCCCTGAAGATGTTGTAAATAAAGTAGAACAAACCACTCTTGCAGACCGCCTGCTAAAGATCCTGGGAAGTATAGTATACTTTGGGGGGCTGGGCATTGGCACAGGACGGGGTACGGGCGGTTCCACGGGCTACACCCCACTTGGGGCCGGGTCTGGACGTGTGGGGGCCGGGGGCACCGTTATCCGCCCCACTGTGCCTGTGGACCCCATTGGACCTGTTGACATTCTTCCCATTGACTCAGTGGACCCTGCAGCATCGTCCATTGTGCCCCTGTCGGAGGGCGGGCTGCCGGACGGTGCCGTAGTGGAGCTGGAGCCTGGGGGGCCTGACTTGGGCGCTGGAGACATAGAAATACTCACTGAAACAGACCCCATTTCAGATGTTACAGGGCGTGGGGGCCACCCATCCATCTCCACCACAGACACTGATGTTGCTGTGATAGATGTCACCCCCGCGCCCGCAGGTCCCCGCCGCACGCCCACCTTCAGCCCTATAGAGCCCTCCCATGTGCGCATACAGGCTAGCCTCAGTACCTCTGCCGAGCCCCCCAACATAAACATTTTCATAGACAGTTCCTTGTCAGGACAGGCTGTATCCGTGGGGGAGGAGATACCTTTGCAGGACATCCCTTTATTTGATGAACTAGAAATTGAGGAGCCTGGCCCCCGTACCAGCACACCTAGACAGGTCATTGAACGTGCCTACACACGTGCCAGAGAGCTGTATAACCGACGCGTGGCCCAGGTCCAAACACGTAATGTGGATTTTCTGTCCCGGCCTTCCCGCCTAGTTCAGTTTGAATTTGAAAATCCCGCCTTTGCAGAGGAGGATGTTAGCCTAGCCTTTCAACAAGACTTGCAGCAAATAGCAGCTGCTCCGGATGCTGACTTTCAAGATGTCATAAGGCTTGGCAGGCCCCAGCTTAGTGAAACAGGGGAGGGGAGGATTCGCTATAGCAGGGCAGGGCGGAGGGGCACCATAAGAACAAGGAGTGGTGTGCAAATAGGTCAGCATGTACACTTCTATTATGATTTTAGCACAATAGAAAATGCTGATGCCATTGAGTTGCAGCCTTTAGGTGAAGTCACCGGAGATCTTACTTTGATTGATGCCCAAGCCGAAAGTAGCTTTGTTGATTCTGTAGCTGTGGATTCTGCATCTGAGCACATTTATTCTGATGAGGCATTATTAGATCCCTATGTGGAATCCTTTGACAATTCACATTTGGTCCTGAGTGTTGGGAGGCGCACTGATTCCTTCACTGTGCCCTCTATTCCTCCTGGAATCTCTCTAAAGGTTTTTGTAGATGATTATGGTGCAGATCTGATTGTTTCCTATCCCCAGTCTCAGGACCACACAATCCCACATCCCCTATTCCCATTTGGGCCTGTGGAGCCTGTGGTGGTTTTCCCTACCTCTGATGGATCTGATTATTTGCTTCACCCCAGCTTATTAAAGCGTCGCAGACGTAAGAGGAGGTATTCAGACACGTTTTAATTTTTTGCAGATGGCTGTGTGGCTCCCCAGTGCCGGCAAATTGTACCTGCCACCAAGCAAGCCTGTGCCCCGGGTTCTCAGCACGGATGAATATGTGAAACACACATCTATATTTTTCCAGGCCAGCAGTGATCGCTTACTAACCGTTGGGCACCCCTTCTTTAATATTTACAATCAGGAAAAGACCAAGGTGCTAGTTCCTAAGGTGTCAGGCAGTCAGTACCGGGTGTTTAGGTTTCAGTTGCCGGATCCCAATCAGTTTGCATTAATTGACAAGTCTGTCTATGACCCTGAGAAGGAGCGCCTGGTATGGAAGCTTCGGGGTATGGAAATCAGCCGTGGTGGTCCTCTCGGTGTGGGCACCACAGGTCATCCCTTTTTTAACAAGTTAGCTGACACTGAAAATCCCAATAAGTATCCTTCCCAAAGCACTGATGACAGGCAGAATGTCTCCATGGATCCCAAACAGACCCAGTTATTTATTGTGGGCTGCACTCCCTGCACAGGGCAGCATTGGGATGTTGCTCCTCCTTGTGCTGATCAGGATCCCCAGCCTAAGAAGGGGGATTGTCCTGCTATACAACTGGTTACCTCAGTGATTCAGGATGGTGACATGTGTGACATAGGCTTTGGCCATGCTAATTTCAAATCATTTCAGGAAAACCATTCTGATGTTCCCTTGGATATTGTGGCTTCCACTTGTAAGTGGCCTGATTTTGGTAAAATGTCTAAGGATGTCTATGGGAACCAAATGTTTTTCTTTGGTAAGCGTGAGCAAATGTATGCTAGGCATTACTTTGCACGGGCGGGAACTGTTGGGGACGCCATTCCCGACCCTTTTGAACGCTTTTCAGACTTTTTTGTGCAGCCAGCTAATAATCAGGCTCAGCGGTCCATTGCATCTCATATCTATTATGCCACTCCTAGTGGCTCCTTGGTGTCTAGCGAGGCCACTCTGTTCAATAGGGCCTATTGGCTGAATAGGGCTCAGGGAACTAATAATGGGATACTCTGGGGCAATAACATTTTTCTTACCCTTGTTGATAATACCCATAGTACAAATTTTACTCTTAATGTATACTCCGAGACTGAGCCTAAGCCTGAAACTTATAAGGCCAGCAATTATAAGCAGTATTTGCGTCATGTGGAGGAATTTGAGGTTGAGTTCATATTGCAGCTGTGTTCTGTGCCTTTGGAGGCGGATATATTGGCACACCTTAATGTTATGGACCCTAGGATTCTGGAGGATTGGAATTTAGCCTTTGTTCCTCCTCCGCCTACTGGCATTGAGGACACGTATCGCTACATACATTCTTTGGCAACTCGCTGTCCCTCGGATAATCCCCCTGCAGAGAAGGAAGATCCATATAAGAATTATTCATTCTGGACTGTGGATCTGTCCGATAAGCTAACTACTGAATTGGGCCAGACGTCCCTGGGACGCCGCTTTGTGTATCAAACCAATGTTGCCCCTGCAGGGTCCAAACGGGTGCGTCCCAGCTCCTCTGTCCCAAAACGCGCTGCAAAGAAACGTAAGGTAAAGTAATGCATGAAGGTGAGTACCGTTACCGGTACCGGTCACTGTGAATTCTGTTACTTAGCAAAACTGTGATTTTTTCTGCATATCTGTGCCTTTTTTGTGGTGCTACTGTTGTATTACCTCTGCCCTGAAACTGTACTTGAATAAAGCTGCTTGTGCAGCATGCTGCTGTCTAATCCTGTTTCTGTGTCTTGACTCATGGGGTCATTTTAGACCCTCCCAATTACGCGCCCACTGCTGGAATGTTGTGGTCACTTTGGCTGCTGGCCTCCACAGATATATTCACATCCGCACTGCCGCCGGGCTAAACAAACGCCTTTGTTTTTCCTTTTTCTCGGAAATTGTACCGGCTTGGGCACGGAAAAAGGCGCCAACTTAACCATTAACGGTTGAGCACCTGTCAAGGTAAGTACATGTTTAAACAAACTTCCTTTTATGTTATAGCCTCAGCAACCGTTTTGGGTACTGGCTGTGTGCCGGCGTACCGGGACCGGTCCCTGCCTTAGCCTAGGGCAGTGGTTGTTGCCAACAACTATTGTATTACACACATGTCTGAACCGCCAGAGGTACATATAAATACAGCAAAGGGTCCAAAGCAGCATAGCCGCAG